CACGTTATCCATGGTGCTACTGATCCTCTTGGCTGTTGTCGCCATTTGCTGCTTCTTGAATGCTGTTACGCACTTCCACTCTTTGTTTAAGTGTGTTCACCACATCGACTAATGCGCGATAGTGGCTATAGGCTTGCTCACGTTTCTCCCGGTCCTCTGGCGGTGTGTTGACAAAGGTTTGGAAGGTCTGTTCGACAAGTTCGTTGATGACAGAGGTGAATGCAGAGGCACCGATTAGCGCCTCCGCTTCATCTCCAGCCATCACAAGTTGCTCTTCTTGTGTAGGCATAGGTTATCCTATTGGTTTACCCGTTAGGGCTTGCGATTGCTCGGACATCTTCAGCACGGCGTGCAATCTCAAGTTCTTCGAGGTTGACGTATTCTTTGTGCTCTTGCTGGCTCTCTTGGAGATCCATCTTGTCCGATTTGAGTGCGAAGTCTGCTTGTGCTTGCATCTGCTGCATTTGTAGCTTCATCTTCGCAATTTCAGCGTCAAACTGTGCCTTCATCTCTGACACGACTGTCTGACGTTCCTGAATTTCTAGCTGCTTCTGGGCCATCTGCATTTGCATCTGCTGTGCTGGATCAGGCTGCGGTGGAGGTATCTGTGCTGGGTCTGTAAGGAAGTCAGCAACATTCTTGATACCAGACTTCTCAAGTACAGCAGCCAACATCTTGAACTTCTTGTCGGGGCCGTACATCTGACCCAAAGACGGGTCTTGTGAGAAGAGGGTGTGGAAAGCCAGGTACTTCTGTACCATGGTCTCTTGGTCGCCATAGCCAAGGTGGAACTCAACTTGCACATCACGCTTGTCAGTCCACTGGGCAGGGTTGATCTGCACATAGCGACCAGCCAACTCTACGATCTTCTCTTCGCTCTCGTTCTCTACGACTAGCTGGTAGACTAGAGTAAACAGGGGCTTCAAGAAGTTGTTGGCGAAGTTACGGGCAATGATCTTCTGGCGCTGCTGGCTCATAGTGGCCAACTGTTCAACCATAGCAGCTGAGTTCTGCTTGCTTATGGCATCCTTGTTGAGGCCCTGCGATAGGCGAGACACACCAGAAGTATCCTCTTTGTCTTCGTCAAGCATCTGGATCGTCTGGAAGACAAACGGGTTCAGAGAGGCCTGCTGCATGGGAGATATAGCATCAGGTCTTGTGACGTTGACGATACCACCAACACGGTTGTCGATAAGCTCACGAGGGTTCGTAAGTCCACCTTTGACTACAGTGTAGCGGGGGTTGTTTGTGACCATAGCGTGGTCGAGGATGGAGCGTGTCAGAACTGTACGAGCATTCTGGATACCCACGAGCTTGTCAGCAAAGTTGTTGCCGTGGAAAGCATGGGGGATCGGCAGCGGTACAAAAGCCACGAATGGGCGGCGGCTGACCATCTCTTTCTCTAGTAGAACATTAGATGCTTTGACTACACGGTACAGATCGGCTGTGCCTGTGCCCTCAACATCCAGCTCAATGTAAGCCTCGACTACAGTTACCTGCCGTGTCTGGCGCTGGTAGCCTTTGTCGTTGAAGCCACGGTCAGCACCAATGTCATCAAAGCGCGATAGTATCTCTGGGTCATTGTCGAAGTCTGTGTCTTCGTTGTCAGAGATTTTAGCTACTACGTCTTCATCATAGCCCATCTCAATGAGGTCAGAGATAGACTTCTTGGTGCGGTGAGCACAGAAGCTGACACTATCAAGCGACTTGGCTTGTGGTTCAATCAAGAACTCTTCGGGAGCTATAGCCTCTACTTTGACTTGAGATGTATCACGATACACACGCAGCTCACCGCTGGAGATACCATACTCATCCTCGACGATCTCTTCGATCTCTACGTTGTCTTGGGCAAGTAGTGCGTCCAGCTCATCCTCAGTCAGGTCTTCTACTGCTTCGATGTGGCTCTCAGACTGCTTAGACCAGTAGACCTTACAGATACCAGCACGAGCTATGAGACCATCATGTATGACTGTCTGCATTGTCTCGAAGAGGTTGTTCTGACGGTGAAGCACATAGTCTGTATACTCAGTGCAGACTTCTGCCATTGGTACATCTTCGGCACCCTGCGGTGTAAAGCGTAGGGTCTTGTTGCCTGTGCTGAAGGTCTCCAGAAGTGCAGCCTTCATGCTCTCTACTGCATCATACACATCTTGGCTGACATACTTGCTGTTACCATCGTGCGCTGGGCGTGGGAGTGCGGCGCTGTAGTAGTCCATCACCTTGCGGCGCTCTTTTGATAACTCGCTGTCGTAGTAGCCAATGGATCGGCGGAGGTTGGTGTCTACGATTGATACGATCTTTTCGTCATCAATGGCTTTGTATTCTTCTTTTGATTTCATGTCTAAACCATCTCAATGTAATAATCATCGACTGCCTCTATTGGCTCCCAAGCACCCTCATGTATGTGGTTTGCTAGGGCCAAAGACATTACGCAGTCATCGAAACACCCGGCTTCAGCTTCCATGCCACCGCTCTGGGTGACGATGTAAGTAAGCATCTCTCGGATAGTGACCTTATCGTTGAGTTCGATTGTTCCCTCTCGAACTGAGGCCCTGAGTTCATCAATTATCAGGGGTTTTGTCTTGGCAGTGGTAGTAAAGCCCAACTTAATGGTCTCTTTGTCTGTCAGCTTGTCTACCTGCACTTCTGTGTAGAAGTTGGGGTAGGCCATGTCTTTACCAAGACGGGTACACGTTAAGATACCGTGACTGTTGTTTTCTACGATGATGTAGGCAAAGTTAAAGAACTCGCCTAGCTTGTAGAGTACCTCAGCAAAGTAATCTGGATGAACTTGGGCACGATAGGTCGCAACCTGTCGTTTCTTGCTGTCTAATACTTGAGCAACTGAGAAGTCACCGCCTCTAACACCCATGGCGACATCAGCACCGATTGTGTACTGTTCGCCGGGGTCAAGTGTACGGTAAAGCGTCAGTTCTCCTCTGACATTCTCAAGCCAGTCATCACCTTCCAGCGCAAGCCTTTGCTTAGGCTCTGCTGCTTCTGCTAGACTTTCCTGTAGACCCTCTGGGTTAAACACAGGGCGTCCAGTTGTCAGGAAGGCTTCTTCTGGCTCGGCTGGATATTCCTGTCGAAAGAGGTCGATGCCGTTCTGTGCAACCTTGCGACGACGAAACATGAGTTGCTCATCGTCTAGGTCATACTTCTCACACAGCTCCTCTTCCTCTGGGGACCGCTCGAAGTTCTCAGGCACTGGCTCCCGATACTCAGGATCAATGTACCAAGGGATAAACACTGGCACATAGCCATTGGTTCCCTCGACTGCACCTTTCCAAAGGTCATAGAAGATACCACTGACACCATTAGCCGTGCTCTCGACAAAGATGGCAGTGCCCTTCTTGTTGGGTACAGCCTGTGTCATACCGTTCCAGTTCTCCAGAGCGGTGGACTTCTGCCAGAAGGCAAGCTCAGAAGCATGGACATGGGTAAGAGTTTCCCCTCGACCAATGCTCTCACCACCAGCTGTCGCAACAACAAACGAGCTGTCTAGGACATCAAACGTAAGTTCCCGGCGAGAGCTGTACTTGGTGTGAGGCTTGAGTAACTCAGGGCAGTTCTCGTGGTATCTCTTGGTCATGTCGAAGAGGGCACGGGTACTGTCGGAGTGGTGTGTGACAACCATAGCCTTGCAGGCTTTACGTTGGGACACGTTAAAGTACAGATAGCCGCCAACGTAGGTCGATAGACCCTGCTGTCGGGCCTTCAAGATAATGATGCGAACCTTGCCTTCAGTCTCCATCTGGTCCTCTACGGCCTTCTGGAGAATGCGCTGGGCTGGCTTCAAGTTGAGTGACTTGATGTCACCGTCCTTAGTTCTGATCTTGAGGGCTGACTTACTGTAAAAGTCAAAGTCATCGTATAGTTTGCGGCGTACTACTTTAAGTCTCTTGTCCATCTTCGGCTTGCTCATCCTCTGGAGTGACTACTAAGAGCGACTCCAAGAATGCCTCGGCTTTACCGATAGTGACTTCGCTCTTTGCGGCAGGCTTAGTCTTGGTGAAGTCCAAGACCATTCGTGCTGCTGTTAGGCGGTCCCGGTTTTGCCCCGGTTCACGCATGATTTCTACTGCTGCCTTGAGTGCCTCAATGGCATACACATCATCAATGTCATTTTCTTTGGCCATGATTGCTACGATCCTTTCAGCATCTGCTTTTGCCTGTTTCCTGATCGGCGTAATCATTTCGAGGGTATAGCCATCAGGTGTTCCTTGTGGCCGACCTGCGTTCTTACGCTTTTTTGTTGACCACTGCTTTCTTAGCGCCCTTCCCTCTTCGGTTTTCATTAGGTTTGTGAAGTAGTTGTTTGCTTTGGGTGTTGCCCTGTTTGGGTGGGTCAACTCTTTCTTCGGTGCCTTCTTTCTTGGTACTTTGGGCACTGGCATCTGCTACTCCTACTAATGTTCCAATGATCTTGAGGGTCGTTGGGCAGGACTTGCAGAACACAGGGGCTGGTAGTGCCGCTGCCATCTCTGCAAGTACCTTGTCTTTGTCAGAACTACTGAGGCTAGACGCCTTTATAGCTTCGATGCCCTGTAAGAAGGGCACCAAGTCAAATGCTGTCTTATTCACTGTTTGCTTCCTTGAGTGTCAGATGCCCCCGAAGGGGCACCTTAGTTATGCGGAGAGAATACCGGGAGCCATCATTGGCTCCTCCTCTTCCTCTGATCCAGCGGCAAGCAGTCCCATAGCTGATACCACAGCAAGTATGGTTGCGAAGGGATGACTGTAGAACTGGATTTTACCGTTGTTTGCCTTCTTGAACTCATCGCGTATGAGCTTGGTGTTGATAGGCATAAGCTCTTTGGCAAGGCGTGGGTTCATAAGATAGAGCCACATTGGGTCAACAGACAGCTCTGAAGTATTATTTGTATAGCGTCTGTAGCGGTTCATACTGGCTTTATAAAACGCAGTTTCCTTGGGACTCCTAGCGTTGTTTAGGTCTTCCAGTATTCGAGCTATGTCTCTTGCAGGAGTTGTTTCAGAGGGATTAGACTCTGTAAATGCCTTACCTGCCTCTTGGAAAGCGTGTATTTCCTTGATGGCCGGATGATCTTTACCAAGACCTTCAAGAATAGGTTTCATAACAGAAGTGTTATAACTGTTCTTACCTACTTGATCCCAGTCACCAGAAAATGGGTTTTTAACCATACCCATTCCGAACTCACCCTTACCGTCCATGTTGCCTTGAGTCAGAGAATGTCCCATCTCATGAAGGACGTTCATTAGGCTAGTAGTAGAAGTGATCTTATTGCCCCCGATAGAGCCACCGGGCCTAACGAAGAACACAGAGCTACCAAAGCCTTTCATGGACGGGCCCCATCTATGGAGAGCAGCTGTTCCCCTGCCTGTCCGGGTCTCTTTTTGTAAAGCAGTACCAGAGTTCATCATTTTAGCTGTTATGCCAAGAAGCCTTGCTACCTCAAGAGCCTGATCAACGTCTTGAATGCCATTCTCGTACTTACTGCCTTTGCGGCCAATCTCAATGATTGCTTTAGCCTCTGGCATAGCCTTTTTAACGGACTTTGCTGTGGGCTTCTTTACCTTTTTGGGCTTTGTAGGCTCGGCACCAAGTGGGGCCACTTTTGGGGGTTCAGGTTGTTGAGCCAAGGCGGGTTGCGTGGGTTGTCCACTATCGACTGGTCCACTTGGGCCAGCAGTTCCCGCAACTGTGGGTCCATCTGGTCCACTAGGGCTTGGAGTTGGGGTGACAGGTGGGACATCTTTAGCTTTCTGCTGCTGCTTTACCCGCTTAATGTAAGGGCTGAGGTATGTTTCTGCAAGTTTAGGCTTCATAAGGTTGCCTGTGGCACTGCTAACGATAGCTTCAAGCGAAGCAACGGGGTCTTTGCCTAAGTTCAGCGCCATACTGTCGAAGGCATCACCTAAAGTGGCACGATCTTCAGCTAGAATGGACGTATCATTGTCCATCTTGTCACGGAGAGTTGCCAGAAAGGCTTGATTGCTGTTTTTGCCAAGCTGCCGTTCTATTGGTAGCTGTGGTTCCGCTGGTGTAGAGGGCTGTGCAGGTTTGGGGTCATTTGCATAGACATCAGCCAGCTCGGTTTTAACCTTACCTATAACAGATGTGAGAACACCGCCTCTTGTAGGCCTACCAGACTGGCGTGAACTACGGAACTCTGCAATATCATCTAAGATATCCTGTTTACCCGCTTGTTGTGCTTTTGCTTCAATAGCATCTAGAGCAGCATTGATCTCAGCTTCAATCTTTTGCGTCTGGAACTGAGCCTCGCGGCCTGCCGCCTTGTTAATCTCACGGTATCCTTCGTGCATCTTTCCGTTGGGACTATCAGGGCTCGGAGTATCGCCGTTAGCGTACTGCTGGGCATACTGAGCTTGCAACCTTAGTTTGGCCTGTTCTGCCTTCTGTTTCTTCAGTGCAGCTTCAGCAGCCTTACGATCTTTAGCCTCTTGCTCTAAGTTACGAGCCGCTGGTGCTGTAGGATCAGCAAGACCATCACCGCCTCTGTTCTTCTTGACGAAACGGTTAACCTTGGACCTGCGTCCAGTGACTGCATCTATGGCACGACCACCAACCACGAGGGGTATCTGTGCTGCTAACGAGGAGCCACCAGTTGCTAAGGCTGCACCAGTGTTGATGTTGCCTGCTACCATACCAGCTGGATTATAGGCTCTACCAATAGAAGGCAGTGGGTTAAACATATCAGTGAACTTAGACACACCACCTTTTAGGCCACCAGCATATACCTCGGTGAGTACGTTGGAGCGGCGGAATGTGTTAAGGAGCGCTTGTCCCTCACTTGTGTTACCAAAACGATCTTGCATAAAGTCGAAGTTCTCTTTGGTGACTGTAGTGCCAACTTTACCTTTAGACTGACGTATTGCCTGCTTAAAGAAAGCCTTGTCCTCTGGACTTAGCGCCTTGATTTGGCCTTTCTCTGTAAGAGATATTACCTGAGCCTCTAAGTCTTTC